GCAAGTTCATGTGCAATTTGTTGTTTTACATCTGCATCTGGTATGAACTTATCTAGTATTTTTGTTACTGGTTGTATTAGCTTTTCTATCATTTTTACTTTGTTTTATTAATTGATCTAACTTTGCAAAAGAATTTACAGTTAGCTTTTTAGGTTTTTGCTTTTTGGTTTTCATTTAGTGATTTTAAAAATAGTTTATTGGCGTGTCGTTGAAACGACCATGCTAAAAATTTATTTAATAATCTTTCAAACACCTACTTCTTTTTCTTTTTTTTAGGGAAACCAGCTTTCATATTAGCGTATGCTTTTTTAGTAATAGTAGATTTCTTTTTACTTCTACTAATTCCTTTTTTCTTTCTAGCGTTTATGTTTGCATATAATCCTTTTGGCATAATTATCTCCTTACCATTTTACTTTGTTAGCCCAGTAAGCTGCGGACAACTTACCTTTTGCAATATTCTTGGCGTGTCTTGCCTTGAATGATTTTCTTCTTGCTTTACCTTTAGCGGTCATAGGATTTTTACCAGCTCCACTTACGCCCTGTTGACCAAAGCGAATAAGTTTTATGACATCACCTACTTTTGCTAAAACAGCGTGTGATTTTGTTTTATGGTTGGGTGTACGTTTAGGTTTGTTATAACCAGCAAATCTTTCACCTCTATATGTTATCGCCATTTAATGTATCCATGTTTCACGGGAAGATATGAGTTCTGAATCTTCTGGTATTTGTAAAAATACTAGAGCAACTCTTTTTGCTTCCTCTAAATTTTTAGCCTTGATGTCTGAACCAACGTAAACATAATCTCCGTCAAGAAATTCAAGATCGTATAATTTATACCCCTGAGTTTCCGCTTCCATTGGTAAACATTCCCTGAGACTGAGCTTTAGCTATTTGTCTCATAGCTTCTCTATCTCTTTCCATAATTGCATTAATTTCTGCTACGTTTACTTGTGCGCCATACTTAGCTTGAAGTTCAGCAATTTTTAGTTTCATATCTGCTTCAGCTTCATCTCTTTGTCTATCATCTTCCATGATGATTTTCATTCTATCTGTTTCTGCATCTATGATAGCTTTTTGTCCTAAGTTTTGAGCTTTTATAGCTTCTGCTTGTGCCAACATTTCTTCTGGTGATGGTTTAGCATCTTGTGGTTGTTGTGGTGGCATTGGCGGAACTTGTGTGTTTACAAATGATTGAGCATCTTTGAAACCAGCCATTTCAATCATTTTGGTTAATGTGTTTGCATATTGTTGTAAATCAACCAATGGATTTTGTGGGCCAAGTAATTGCATAATTTGTTCTTGCTTTTGTGCTATAGATGTAAGCACTTGGAACTTTTCTTGGTCGCTTGATTTAGAAATAGCTACATTAATTGAGATGTCTTTGTCTGTATCCCAATATCTTGGATCAACGGGTACGAACTCATTGTTGAGTCTCATTACGTCTGGTTGTTCTTGGTGTTTAATGACTAGGGCATTTACTAGCTTGAATAAATCTTTCATACCATCTGCAAAGTGTCTGCAAATAAGTTCTATTCTACCTTGCGCACCAGACATAGTTGCTGATACAGCTTGGGCTGTAGAACTTTGTAATGCATCTGCATTTAGTCCAGCACTAGCTTTAGATACGCCAGTTCTATTTTCTTTTGCTTCGTCTAAATATCCTAAGACTGGGAAAGCTTCTTTACCAACAAAAGGTACTGCAAAGGGTTGTACCATTCCGGGCGCTCTCATTCTGATTGGTTGTCCTATATCCGTGTTTAGAACATCGTCAATATTGACTTGTCCTTCTACTATACCCATTCGTGGGAAGATGGCGTGACCTAGACTATCAAGTGTATCTCGCATGATCTGAGATTTCGCTGCTTGAATAGGCATCAAGTAATCGGCTGGGCATGAGCCAATGGAGGTGTGAGGCTCTGGATCGGGACAGAAGAGTGTAATAGGTAAATCATCCCATGAGGTTGCATTAACGATGTTTAATCCATTTCCAACTGTGCATACTCTAATCCTTTCATCTATGCCATCACCATCTAAATCATAAAAAATGTAGTGTTCTACATATAAAACGTTTTTACTGTTATTGTCTGCTCTATCTACGCCTGAAAAATTAGCGTAAGGATTTCTTGCTTGTTCTTCATCGTAGCTTTCTGCATCAACATAATTTCCTGAACCAGCATATTGTTCCATTTCATCTTTGTCGTATCCCATAGCAACTAAATCGCTAATAGTTTTAACCATACGATGTGCAACATAAGGAGATGATTCTAAATCTCTTGCGTTTCTTGAAATTAAAATTTCTTCTGGTGGTACTGCTTCGATAACCACTTGGTCTTTTGGTTTAATTCTTCTTATAGTTACATCGTAACTTGCTGGTGTTTCTTGTGTAATTTCTTCACCTGTTTCTGGATCAACCAAACTTATGCTTTGCATTTCGATAGATTGTTTAATGACCTCTACATTTGGATCAAGAATTAATGCTTGGTAACTTTCTGGTGTTATGTTTGTGTATTCGTGGGTTGATGCTGTAATAGAATCATCCCAGTATGCTTTTACAAAACCTGTTTTTCTAATAAGTGCATCTTTAAATGCATCGTATAAAACTTTAAATCCTGAATTTTTTTGTTGGATAACGTAGTTAATGTATTCTGTTTGCTGTTTTGCAAATGGTATATCTTCTGGATTTTTAGGAACAAACTCTACTACTTTGTTAGTACCAAAAAAAGTACGCATGATTGATGGAAGCATAAAGAGTACGCTATCTCTTACATCGGTTGATACATATTCTGATTGCAGTTGGCTTTGTCCGTCTGGCTCACTACCTAAATAATATTCAGTAGCTTCTGCTCTTTGTTCGCCTATTTGGTCTATGAAATCTTTAGCATCATCCATCTCACTTTTGAGACAACCTTGTAGTTTCTCAACATCGTAAGACTCTTCTTGTGCTAAACCATCTTCGTAAATAGCTTCTTTATCTTCTTTCATAAAAATTAACCTACTCTAAATATTTTTGATTTTAAGGGTTTCTTGAAATTATACCCTAAAAAGTTCTCTCCTCCACTAAAACTTGCAGCACTACTCGCCATGGTCAATGCAAGTGCATCTGCTTTATCTGGTGACTTGATTCCTCTTTTTTTCATTTCGTCTTTGGACTCTATTTTTATTTTTCCAGTTGAGGTATATTTGTATGAGGGTGCAGCTAATTCTGCAACAAGCTCGTCATCATTAGGAAGTCGGCAGTTACGCTGCACCAACCAATCTTTTACAGCGAACCAAAGTTCTGCTCTAAGGTTCAAGTAATTTTTTCTTGTCGATGGTGCTTCCGCTACATTAATACCTCTTACTGGTAAATTTTGTTCAGCCAATCTATCTACAACTCCCGCACCTAGACCAATTACGTCTACTAATATTTCTTGTGGAGTTTCTAATGCAGTTGCATCGTCATACAAATTTTTAATTGCACCGCATAATTGCATTAAATCCATCGATTTAAAAGTCTTAATTTCAAAAACAGTATTTCCTTGTCTTATACATAGTGCAGAATTGTCACCACCAAAACGTGCAACATCTAATCCCCATATAATTGGTTCACTAGCTGTTAATGATACATCTCTATCAATGGCTGTTCTTGCTAAATCTATTGGTATTACTGCATCATCATCTGCTTTTGGAAACTCGCCTAAAACTTCTACTCTTGCTACTGTTGAATCTTCACCATATTGCTCAATCATAGATTGGAAAAGATTTTGGTCAGTTCCTTCTACTGTTCTTGAATCTATTTGTTCTAAGTTCCAAAACTTACGCTTAGATGTAAAGCTTTCATAGAATGGGCCTGTGTTTCTTCTTGGATTAGAGAAAGTAAACCAAAAACGATTTTCGGTTGGCTCGGAGAAGAAGCCCTCGGATACAGAATAAATAGGAGCTGGAATACCTGATGCTTCATCCATTATTAAGCATACGCCATAATTAGAATGGATACCTGCAAACGCATCTGGATTTTCTTCACTCCAAAGCTGTGCTTGTGCATAGTAATAACCTGTATCGATTTTTAAGTCTCGTTTGAGAGCTTCTTCAAACCAAGATTCTGGTTTTATTGCTGTTGCTGTTTTTGTGTACCAATGATTATTGATTGCTAGAGTTAGCCACTTACCTAATTCAGCCCATGTTCTTGATCTAAGCTGTTGTTCGGTGTTTGCAGTTACGATTATGGTTGAACCAAGTCTTGTTGATAGCATCCATAGTATGAGCCATGAAACTAATGCTGATTTACCAATACCACGACCTGATGCTACTGCTAGTCTAAACATCTCTGGATCAACCTTGCCATTGTTCCTTGCGATGTGTGTTGTCATTTTTTTTAAAATTTTTTCTTGCCACTTCCTTGGGCCTGTAAATTCGGCAAGGGGGGTGTCCTCTTGTCCCCACGGAAAGATAAACTTTACAAAGTTGTAGGGATCATCTTTGATATAAGGAGACCATATCTCAGTCATCAAAGCTTGTTCTTGTTCTGCTCCGTACTTCATAGGTTAATAAGAACCAAATATAAACCTAGGTTGAACACAATACCTAATGCGAATATCTTAGCTACCTCGTTTCTTATGTCTTTCATGTTTCTCCAAAAAATAAAAAAAAATTATCTCATACGTTATACGCATACTACCCCCGCCAAAAAATGATCGGGGGGGTATGAGCGTTTTTTCAACAAGGAGCATTTATTTATGCTTTTTGCTCACGGGCTGCCCGATCTGTCAACTATTTTTAGGGTAGAGGGTAACTAGCTAACCGCCCTAAACTTTATTTTTTTTATCAATCTGGTTAATTACCTTATTGCTCATGTCCTGAGAGGTTGATTTAACAGCGTTTATAATCTTTGGCTCTTTTCTATCTGTCATATATCCGCCAATTCTATCTTTTGCACCTGTTAAAACGTCATTTAAATTTATTGTTGCGTGAACTGTTTCTTGTCTGTCTTTCCAATTCTTTGGATCTTGATTTTTTAAATAGAATATCTGGGCTGTAACGTTTCCGTCTGTCGCTGATGTGAATAAACTATTGGTTACTGTCGCTAATCCTTTTGCTTGTCCTCTTTTTAAAGCATCCTCAAATTCAGCAGATCGCTTCCTGTTGCGGTCTATCGTATCCCATGAAACACCCAAAGCACGGGCAATCTGAGTAGTTCCTAAACCTCTTGATGCTAAATTCTCAACTTGTTCCAGATCTAAATTAATTCTCTTTCTACCAACTTTTTTTATTGGTTTATTGTCTTTTTTAGGTGTTTTTTGCTCCATTTTTATATTTTTTTTCTACCTCTTAGCCCTTTATTTTACAGCATTCTTAAAAAAAACCCTATGTTTTTTGTGTCTGGGTATTGACATAATAAAGTAATATCGAGTTATAATACGGACATCAACGAAAAACATTATCTTTAGGAGGATAAGAAATGATAACTGAATTTATAATAACAACAGATAGTAAAGACTCTTTGGGCTGGGGAAATGAATTAAAAGAAACCAGAACAACAAACCCAAAAGAGATAATCCCTTTACTGCAAGATTATTTAAACAAAGTAGTAAATCAAAATGGAGTCAATCAAATTGATTTTTCAATCGAGATCGAAAACAAATAGTTTAACTGATGAGGATTTATTATCCGAAACTGTCACAGCGTGGCAGTCTTAAACAAAAACATTTATCTTTAGGAGGATAAAACAAATGAGTACAAAACATTACACAGAAGATTTAGCTGATTTTGGTTTTAGAGAATTAAAAGAAGCTGGTAAATTATTAACAGCAATTGGTAATGGATTACCAGATGATTTTGACGATCAAGGAATAAAAATTGGTTTTAACTTAAATTCTGGATACGTCTTTTTAACCAATGATAATTATGACGTTGCTATGGTAGATGATGAAGGCGAATTATATAGCTTTTATTCAACACCATATGAAGGCATAGAAGGTAGCTTAGAAGATCTAATAGAAGAATATGACAATCTATGCGAAGAAGATCAAGAATACGTTGACGAGTTAAAAGAATATTACAGGGTAGCGTAATGAAACTAATAATAACCAATAAAAACAAACAGGGTGCAGTCGTACACATAACCAACGACAAGCAAAGGATTAAATTAATTAAACAAAGAGCCAAGAGTAAAGGCGATAAAGTAGAGGTGCAAGAATGAGTAGAGTAATAAAAATTAAAGCATATAAATATGAAGAACTTGACCAAAAAGCAAAAGATAATTTTATTCATTATATGTGGGATATGCCTTTTGATTATGGAACTCATGACGAGCAAGGAAACTTAATAATTAAAAATGATTACTTTGGAGATTGGGATATTGAGGATCAGATAGAGCATTGTGACGCTAATAATTATATCTTTAATAAACATGGAGAGCTTGTTGGACATTTAGAGGTGCAGCAATGAAATCTATAATTGAATATATAAACGATTTTGTAATAGTAAAAGATAGTTTTGGCGATAAACCATATTCAGTAACTAAAGAATTTTATATTGATAAAAATTACCCTGTTTATTTTTTTTCAAACTATAAAGATGCAATTAACTTTATTAAAGAGGTGCAGACATGCCAGAATCAAAGTTAAAAAAACTAAAACGTAAATATCCGATATTGTCTATTGCAAACCATAGAACGGATTTACAGAAAATAAAAATATCAATGTCTGATAAAGATTACAAAGACTATCTAATTGCTACGGGATTAAACAATGGAAACATTACTGATAAATAACGTATTTACATATTACGGAAAGGGCTACAGCTTTAAATTTAAAGATGATGCTATTCATAGACATACAACAACGATTATAAAAAATTCTCATATCAAAGTATTAGAGAATGAAACTGATTTATCTTTAAACGAACTAAAAACACATATTGTTGATACTTGGTTTAAAGATGAAAATGAAACCACTAGGCAAAATAATAATGCAAAAGCGAGAGCAAGGAGGAGAAATGCATAAACCTATATATACATCACATGAAATAGGATACGACAAAAATGCAAGTATTAATTATTTCCATGACGGAACTAACAATAAATTCATAGATGATAAAAAATATTTAGTAACCTCAACAAAGGGCAAAGAGATAACAGACGATATTGACATAGAGTTAGGTTACAAGGATTTTGAATGGAGAATTGATGTTTATAAATTAAATGTTGAGGAGGTAACAAAGTGACTACACCAAAAGATATTAAACGCATGAACGCTGATAGAAACTATTTAATCGAGCAGCAAGAAAAAAAGCTAAACGATATAAAAGAGGAAACAGCACCAAAGAAAAGGATAAGAACATATCAGCTAGAGCCATTAGAGGTTATGTTTAGAACTACTTACGCTAATGAGCCGGATAGAGAGGAAATCATTAGAGCATTTAAAGACCAAGCATTAGTGCAGCTTGAAAACATCATTAAAGATAAAGTTTATTTTAAACAGATTGTATCTAGCGAGGAGGAATAATGCGAATTAGAAAAGAGATTGTTGAATACATGAAACAAGGCAGAAACGCTGTCATATTAGATGCGCCTTCCGGCTTAGAAGTTGATTTATATGAAAATGATAATTTTATAGAAACCATAACAGCGCATGAACACAGCGAAGATTATGCAAGAGACATAGCAGAAAATTGGATAAACAAAATAAGGGGTAACAATGGCTAAAGAAAAACAATATATTAAATACCAAGCAATCGTAGTTCTGGAAACTGAACTAGATGATGATTCTATTATTACCATGGCGGAGGAAAGCTGGTCTAATGATGAAATCATTGGTTATGCAAAAGAACATGGTAAAGGAAGGATAATCCATGATAAAATGTTTGAATCAATGAATAGTCCAGATGACATAGAATTTCTCGGCTAACAGTTTAAGCTAGGGAGAACGAGTTCATATTACTCTCTTACTCCCCCTAAAGATGTTCTCTCTAGCTTTCTTTATCTAAAAAGACACCCAAACCAACCAACAAAAAATGTTTATGTTGCATACCCTTCTTTAACTTTCTAACCATAACCTTTTCATTGTGTTTAGCACACCAAATAATATTCTTTTCCATTAACACATTAAATCCCTTGCTCATGGTTACTTTGCTCATGCCACCCATTAAACCATAATAACTTATCGCATCATGGCTGCTAAAACTCATGCCGTACCTCTCACACAGACACCATAGGATGACTTTCTCTCTACTGCCTATATCATTCCTACCTACTTGACTTCTAAACCACTTCCAGACAGCCCTCTTTAGCTTGGGATAGCTTTCCTTATACTTAACAGCTACACCATAACTAATAAGTCCACTTTCACTTGGATTTTCTATTTCTTCGACTACTAGCCACCACCAATCATTCAACTAAGCAACCTCCCTTAACATTCTATGCCTACGTTCCAGATACCTATTCAATTCATGCAAAGTAACCTCCGTTGGCTCGTAAACTCGCCAACGCTTATCTTCCTTGCATTGTTTTTTAATCATAAACTTCTTGTAAATATAATCCTCTAACACATTAGCTACTGTTGATCGACTTCCTAAACTTGTATGCAACTGCTTGACCAGATTCTCAAAATTGATACTTTTACCCTCCAAGTAAGCAATACTTACTTCTATCAATACCATATAATGCAAGGGACTTTCTTGCATTAACCTTGTGACATGATTTCTTAGTCCTTGATTGGCATGTTCTCTTAATGCAATCAATCTATCTCTTAATTGTTTCATTATTGCACCTCCGTATAAAACGTTTTACCCATTTCTTGCCAAAAATAATCCATAATTTTTACTGATACTTTCAGCTAAGGATTGAGACTAGAAATGCTCCGCATTTCTGTCTCCAATCTTGTATAATAGTATAATAGGATATTAGGAAACCCATATATCCTAGAGAAGTAAACCCATATATCCTTTAATAGTAAACCCATATATCCTAAGCTTTTATTATTTTTTG